ATTTAATTTCCTTTCCGTCTACCATAAGCTTTGGAGTACCGGTTGTATACCCACGCATAAATGCATTAATCACTCTCTCTTTTGAAAATCTAATACGTTCTTTGGGCCAATCACTAATCTCATCAAAAATGCAAACGTCAACTGTGCGCCCACGAGGCGGAGGCAGTTGTAAATCTATAGCCGCGCTCAATAGCTTGATACTATATTCCTCATATCCACAATCATCACAAATTTCTGAGGCCTTTGCCAAAAGTGCCGAAGCAATCCCATTATCACCATTATTTACGGCTATTTTTGCACGTCCCAACAAATCTAACACTGATTTTTTAGTAGCTGGCTCGCCAGGTTTTGGTTGAGTTTGCGGTGCATCTACAGTAGTTACAGGAGCGGTTGTTGGAGAAACTGCTGGTCCTATTACTGGCGTTGTTTGAACCGGAGGTGGTGGCGGCGTTTGTGGCGGTGGTTCTGTGGTATTTGTTGTTTGTTGCGGCTCGGCAGGTTGCGCAGGGAAATAATTTATGTACATTTTCTTCAAGCGATCTTTCTCAATACCAAGCTTCCTTTGATAATCCCTAGCTAATCGAACGTATTCTACAATATTTCTTCGCTCATTATCCAAAGTATCGAATGCTGTTTGAATTAGTTCGTAAGTTCTTTCGGCAATAGCCAATGCTTGACGAGCCGCTTCCTGCTGCTTGCCCTGCATGTTTCGGAAAATCTTATCAAATAGAGTTCCCTCAATCTCTTTGCGAGTTGGTATTTTTTCTTGAAGCCATTGGGTAACGCCGGCTTCAATGACCAACTCTGGCTCAACAGAAGCTACTCGAGGATTTCTAACACCAAGCTCTTCTTCTAGCTGTTTCCTTTCGAATTCATCCATCTTATCATTGGAGAATTCAGAATAGATTTCACGACCAATAGCTTCCAATTCATCCATCTGGTCAATAAAAACGCCATTCACTGAATCTATGATGTAATTGGAATATTGGAAAACTTTCAGGAATTCACGATTCTTCATCGCCATGCGGGCTTGGTGTAAATAATCTCGCAGTCCCGGCTTCAATCGCAGGATATTGTTGCGCATTACCTTGTCAATTGCATCAACAGCAGCAATCATCCTACGATATTTACTGGAGGACATTTGCCTAACCCATTCCATTGGATTTAGGGCTCTTCCAAGCATCTTAGTTACAGATCTATTTTGAGCCTCTTTTTCAAAGTTATTCATGTAGCGCTCCGACTATAAGAAGCGAAATTATGCGCTGTGTGTTATCACATAGGAGCTGGTGGCTTTTGTCCACCGCCTCCACCAATCGGAGCTGCCGGTGGCGATCCTGGCATTGGTCCTGTTCCTGGAGGGGCCCCTAATCCACCACCAAATCCACCTGGTGAACCACCAGGTGCCTGAACACCACCCTGTGGAACCACAAACGGACTCTCTCCAGGTACTGGCTGATTGGTCTGAGTAACTTCATCAATCTCATCGCCAGGGCCAAGCGCTTTCAATTCATGTAGATCATATTGTGCCAGTGATTGTAATTCTTTAGTACGAATTGCATCCTGAATATCTTCATAACGAATCTTTCGTTGTTCCTCTTCGTATTCTAGGCCAAGGCTTCTATATAGAGTTTGCAGTGATGCGCGCTTAGCAATACCCTCACCCTGAGTCAGGTTAACCATTTGATTTATGTAACTGTCCATATCGAACAGTGACATGTGGTTCCAATCAATCTCTGGAACAATAAGCGTCTTCTCACCATCAACATACTCATAGAAGTCGTTGATTTGTGCAATTGGCGCAAAGATCTTTCTCTTCAACCAACTCGTCATCATTTGACGGAACTGCATATATCTCTGACGCAAAACGTCCAAAGCAACAGAGCCTGTAGCATAAGTTGTATCACTACCATCCATGATAACAGACGGCACCATAAGACCTATGTAAATCTCTTTGATTAGTTGCGTGACATCTGCAGCCGTATCATAAATACCTTGGCCATAACCAATACGATCAACCGTTACGGCATCATGAGTAAAAATCTTGAAATCTCTGTCATATTGAGCTTCCTCAAATACATGCCGCCAGTTCTCAAGATCAATCGGACTTGGCCTGAACTCTTGATTACCAATCTTGACCAATGTCAATGGATTAACCATGTTATCGGCCTGTGCGTACTTGGATTCCCGAAGCTTGTCCCACAACATAAGTGCGCGGAAACACGAAACAATAAGTCCGGTTCCGCGAATTTCATAAGGAGAAATTCTGCGCGCCATGTGATGAACATAGAAGTTATTTAATGGAATTTGTTCATTCTTTCTGACGTGCTCGATGATAGAAGGATCCAACTGCTTACGCTGTTGAATGTCAGATTGTTGATTTCCAAACACAACCCTTCTAAGATTCTCATCTGGGCGCAAACTAATGATTGGCTCAGCTGCAATTACGCTACGTTGTACGTTGACGTAGTCAGGATTGAGAATCATCAGGCGGCTCCAACTGCCCTTGCTCTCATCCAATTCTCCGTAAATGAAAGCCTCTCCAAGAATCCAATATTCCTGAGCAGCGAGCACTGCGGTATTCATCAAATCTATTTCTTCTGCCATCTGTGAGAAGAATTTCTCTACCTGTGGATTCTTAGATTTGATATTGAGTTTGGCAATTGGATAGGTTGAATGTAGTGTAATGGCGTTGTGAACAATAGGATTCAAAGCGAAAAAGCTGCGGCTCCAAGCATTGATGGTTGGACGATCTCTTGGTAAATTGAGATTGGAATTCAACCATAATGGAGAGTAAACTTCAGGAACTTGTCTTACAGAATCGTTCGATCCTCGCCAACCACCACCAGCCGAGGAGGCAACGTTGCCAACACCACTGGCCATCTTGTATAGACCCTTACCGTTATGGGAAACTACACCAAGAGAAGTTTGAGTTTGTCGAATCTCATCACGATTAGTGCGAGATGAAAAACCAGAGCCTTGCTCACGGAATTCGCCAGCCCCAAGCTGCATTTCCATGATTTCTCTACGCTCTTCGCTCACACTACGAGCCATACGATTAGAGACCTCAGGAATACTGGAGAGGGCTATATTTTTAGCCATTATACTTTCAGCGCGTGAAGCTATCTTACGATTCCTTTCAATAAGCTCAGCTGCTCGTGTTTTACCACCATTAATTTCAACCATTGCTATCCTCTATATCACTTCAACGGCCAACACTTATCTACGGCCTCCAAACATTCTGGGAATATACCCAACAACCGCCTGAATTGGTCGAGCCTCTGTAGCAAGCTCAAATTTCATAAATTGTGGATTGGCAATCGAAAAACCTTGAGTTACATCAAATTTCCAAGCCAAATAAGCATTCAACAATGCCATCAATCCGTCGTTTGCCCCAGAACCCTTTACGTATTTTTTCATAGGCTCACCAGACTTATCTCTTGTCACTTTGATATCCATGCTTGAACAGTGTTCAACAATCCATTCAATTCTATCCATGCTCCCACCAGGGAACTTGATACGACCATCTTTGAGAAGACCAAGTAATTCTGAAATATAATAATCTTTTTCAAATACAATTGTCTTTGGCCATTCATCATTTGAATATTTAATATGTCCATTTACCTTGTGCGAAGAACGAGATGCTAAAAATTTCTCATCATAAACTCTTTGTAGTTTATGTGTCAGATCATAAGCATCACCAATATCGCCCACAGATAATGTCATATTGTAACGCCTAAACATTTCTTCCACAGTACCCATCTTGGTTTCTGGATCTGGGCGAAGTAATCTTGTAGCAAACTCAACATTAAATATATTGCCATTGACAGTTAAGATAACAGCACAACTATAAGATCCTTTGCGTCCGCGTCCGGCAATTTGTTCCAGAGCACCTCTTTGGCCCCAGTCGAATCCTGCATAGACACGCTTTCCAGAATCAGGGAAAATATACTTGACCATTTTTCTTCCCTTATCAATACATTTCTCACGAATCTCTTGTGATGTAATTGTACCGCCTTCGCCATCATAAAACTCACCAAGAACTTCGTTCATGTAAACGCGCTCGGTATTAATTGGGCTACGCTCTGGTTTTGCTTTCTCTATTGTCTCTTTGGTAAAATGAGGAATATATAATTGATTGATGTGGTATCCAATAAAATCACACTTGTCAGGATCGTTAATCGGAATCCACTTACCACGCTCCTGGGCTTCAAGCTTATCTTGTTCGTGATTACACTCAGTACAGCGAACCGTCAAACCATAGATCCATACTGATTCCCAGTTGACGCTTGGATGATATAGTGGGAAATACTTCCCGCATCGTTCACAGCGCAAATGAAAGTAATTTTGTGACGACTTTTGCCACATATTCCAATAGGAACCGCCCTTCGTCTTAGGTGTTCCATAATAAACCTGCACGCCTTCACCAGGTCTTCCGTATCGAGATTGTGCAAGAATTTTTGTGGCCGCACCAATAGCGATATCAGGCATGTCTTGTACTTCATCAAAGAAGTTTGCATCACACGTACGACCGCGAATCCTATCACCATCCATACCCGTAGATTCAATCCAAACCTGATTTCCAAACATGAACTTCTTGAAATGCATGTTGTTATTGGTAGGGCTTGATAAGTCCAAGCGCGCTTCCATGTATGACTTAAGAATGCCGTTGCTCTTCATCATTCCGGGCACTGGAATGGCATGACCAATAAGTGGATCAAGCTTGTCTTTGGTATATGCTGCGGCCAAAGATAGCGTTGGAAACAAATGCATCATCCGCATCGGCGGACGCTCATTAGTGCCAAACAATCCACACGCACTGAAGTAACACTCCAATGCAGCGGCCATAGTTGTCGCCCCAACCTGTCGCCCTTTAACAAGAACAATTGGTTTGGAATCTTTATCAATAGCTTTGAGTGCTATGTACCTATAAATATCAGCGAATGGCTTGTATCCAGTTCCGACTAATTGTAAAGGCTTTCCATCGACAGTCAGGTACTTTGAACAAAAGTACACAGGATCAACCCGCATTATGCTGTCACGAAACTGATTAAATAACTCGTTAAATCCTACTTCTCCAGATTTCATTTACACCTATCTATATTACATATATATCAAAATACAGATAAATGTATAGAAAAATTCAATTACAGAGAACTCTTATCTGGAACTAATAGAGTGAACGGATCTTTGTTTGAATCTTTCTCACCAGAATAATCAATGTGAGTACCAACGCCACGCCCTAGATGAGAGGGAATGTCATTGTTTGGGGCACCACGATTAATCAGCTGTTGATTGATCCAATTTAGCAGAGGCCTATCCGAGAATACTTCATGATTGACGCCGTCCCTACCAA